ACCCAAGCCCCAGCCGGTCACAGTCCCAGCGCATGACGCACCCGAGCCGGACGACGATGACAACACCCCGCGCCAGTCGCTTCGCCGGGCAAGGTTGGCGGAAAAAGTCGGCTACAACGAACTGGTCCTCTGCAAACGGAACGGCGGATCGATCGAGGACATCCGCAAGGCCAACTCGATCTACATCGCCGCCAGAAACAACCGCCACAAAGCCGAGCGCGACTTCAAGGAATGGCAACGGGCGGAGGGGGTTCTGCTCTACTTCGACGAGGCGAAGGAGATCGCCGGTCGTCCGCATGTGGCGGTGAAGCAAACCCTCGAAATCGCAGCCAAGACCCTCGCCCCTCGACTCTACGGCCAACCCCAGAAAGCGATCGAAAACGCGCTCGCTGAATGGATCGACAATCTCACCACGCTCATCAGGCAAAGCATATGAAAATCGAACACCTCAAAACATCCGACCTCATCCCCTACGCGCGGAATGCCAAGAAGCACGACGCCGCGCAGGTATCCAAGCTCGCCGGTTCAATCCGCGAGTTCGGATTCAACAACCCCGTCTTGATCGACAAGGACAACGGCATCATCGCCGGTCATGGCCGCGTGATGGCAGCCCAATCGCTCTCACTCGAGTCAGTCCCTTGCATCCGCCTCGGTCATTTGAGCGACACGCAGCGCCGAGCCTACATCCTCGCCGACAACCGCCTCGCCGAGATCGGCGGTGGATGGGACGAGGAAATGCTGAAGCTCGAACTCTCGGAGCTTGGCGATCTGGATGTCGACCTAGGCCTGCTTGGTTTTGATACAGAGGGAACCGAGGAAGAGATAGGGCCGCATGATGTTTTTAAGGTAGAATCGGATATTGAGAGAACAACGGGCAAGGGACCATACCACATTAAAGATGTATGTATTGGCGCATTTGCGCTGAAATCATCAAGCACGGTTCCAAACTATAAGGAAATGATTGCAAAGAAAAAAACCGACCCGGATGCATTTGCTGCAATCTTGAAAGCTGATTTCATTGAGTTTTTTTTAAGGGGCGGACCAACCAAGCCGCCGATTACATATATCACGACACCATTCACGACGAATCAAAATCATCCGATGTACACTGTTGCTGACGCAGTGGCTGATCATTTAGGAGTAAAAAGGATTGATTTGTTTATATCCCAAAAACGAAAAACTAGAGGAGTACACGCGGAAGAATCTCAACAAACTTTGTCAAGGATGATTGACAAGGGCAGCGGTATTTTGATAATTGATGATGTAGTCACCACCGGGCGAACAATGCGCCGATGCGTTGATGAAATACACAAGGCGGGATCGTTTGCGTTTCCGTTTGCATGGATTTGCTACCAATGAAAACAATTATTGCAGGCGGGCGGGATTACACAGAAAGACCGGGTGATTATGACTTTTTTTCTAAACTTGGAATCACCAAGGTAATCAGTGGTGGTTGTAAAGGCGCGGATGAGATTGGAGAAAGGTGGGCAAGGATGAATGGAATCGAGGTTGAAACCCACCGCGCAGAATGGAAAACAAAAGGCAGGGCTGCGGGTCCGATCAGAAACGAATCGATGGCTAAAATTGCCGATGCTGTCGTTTTACTCCCCGGTGGAAAAGGGACAGAAAACATGCATGCTGTTGCAAAAAGACACGGACTTAAAATTTTCAAAAAATCATAAGCGCGAAGAAAGCACCAGCCAAACCATGACACCCGCCGCCGAATCCCTGCGCGAGCACATCCGCTCGATTTACGCGCCGATCGATCGCCGGTCGGTGGTGGATTGGTGTAGTGATGAGGTGATCCTCTCCGAGCGTCAGACGCAAATGCCTGGCGCTTTTTCCGTCTCGATGACGCCTTACCTGCGCGAGCCGCTCGAGTGCTTCGGCGACATCGATGTGACGGATGTCGTGCTCGTCTTTGGAACGCAAACGGGAAAGACCACCATGATCCAAGCAGGGACCGCGTGGAGAATTTGCAACAAGCCGCAGCCGATGGTGTGGGTCATGCCTACCGAAGGCCTTGCCCGATCATTTTCCGAAACGCGATGGATGCCGCTCTTCGATGACAGTGCCACGCTCTCGGCTCAAAAGCCTGCCGATCGCCACCGGTTCAAAACCCTCGAGCAACACTTCAGCCGATCCTCGCTTGTCTTCGTCGGGTCCAACTCACCGGCCAACCTCGCCAGCCGCCCCGCCGGTCTGCTCCTACTCGACGAGGTCGACAAGTTCGCCACCGAGACCGACAAGGAAACCAGCGCCCTGCACCTTGCCGAAAACCGCACGAAGAGTTTCGTCGGCGCCCTCCGCGTCAAGACCAGCACACCGACCACGCCCGAGGGGCCGATCTGGAAAGAGTACCTCAAAGGCACGCAGGAAAAATTCATGCTGCCATGCCCGCATTGCGCGGAACGCATCGAGCTTTTGTGGGAGCAGGTGAAGTGGGATCGTGAGGCCAAGGCCGACGGCAAGTGGAACATGGCGCAGGTCGAAGAATCCGCGCGCTACGAATGCCAGCATTGCCACGGCTCGATCAATGACGGGCAGAAGATGGAAATGCTCCAACAGGGGAAATGGCAATGCACCAATGAATCCGCGCAAAAAGGCTTCCGCTCATTCCACCTCAATTCACTCTACGCACCATGGCGGTCCTGTACCTTCGGCGCGCTGGCGGTGAAGTTCCTCCGCGATTCGGAAACCCTCAACGGCCTGCAAGATTTCACCAACTCGACCATGGCTTTGCCGTGGGAGCAGGTCGAGACGAGCATCGGCGATGCCAAGATCCTCGGCCTTTCCGGCAGCTACGAAGTCGGCACCTGCCCGATCGACGAGCCCGCGCATGTCGTCACCTGCGCCGATGTCGGGCAAGAGAAACAGCACTGGGTCACCACCGCCTTCGCCGCCGATGGATCAAGCTATGTCTTGGACTACGGCACCACGCTTTCAGTCGAGGATCTTCTCCGCGATCCACCACTGCGGTCCTATGCTACACCGAGCGGCGGTATCGTTAAGCCCGAGTGCGGCTTGATCGACTCCGGCTTTGCGACATTCCGAGTCTATGCGACATGCCAAGAGTCCGGCGGATTCTTCCACCCGGCAAAGGGCGCGAATGTCACCTTCGGCACGCGGATCAGCCGCACCACGATCGACAACTTTCCCGGCGTCGTGCTCTACACCTATGTCGACCACGCGATCAAAACCGAGCTTTTCATCGATCGGATCAAGGACCAGAAACCCGAGCTCAAGATCCCGAAGAAAGTCACCACCGAGTTCATCGCTGGATTGAGCGGTCAGAAGCTCGTCCCGCGCAAGACGCCATCCGGCCAAGTCTATGTCTGGAAGGATGTCCGAGACGACCACTTCATGGACGCGCTCAAACTTTGCCACATCGCATGGCACATTTTGAAAAACGCTTGATCGGACTGCATAGCATTTCGGAAACCCACCACCCACCACGCGGAAACGCCGGTGGGTTTTTTTACGCCATTTTGACACCCGCCCGACGGCGTGAGCGAATCCATGAAAATCAGCGGCGTGAAGTCCTACCTCCGCCGGACCAAGACAAACGAAGAGCTCGAGGCCTTGGCCGACACCGTTTTTTCAAGCGCCACCGAGGAAGTCGTCATCACCAGCATCGGCACCGAGGGCTCAAGCTCGTCGGGGCAGGTGAGTTTCCCTAAGTGGCTTTTACTCCAAGCGATCGAAGAACTGCTCACCGACGGAGGCCGTGAGCGTCAGCTTGCCGCGATCGTCGACCGCTCGCGCTACTCATCGCCGCTTTGATTTTGACACCCCGAAATCAATCGTGAGCGAAATCAAAAAATCAAATCGCGGTGGCAAGCGCGCCGGAGCCGGACGCCCGAAGAAAAACGCCACGCCCAAGGCAGCTGCCTTTGAAGCAGCCGAGCACTCCATCAATCGCGGTCTCGTCATTCTCAACACCATCGAACCCCGGCGCGAGCTTCCCGCGCAGACTCGCCTCGAGTTGCTGAAAAAAGCCCGCTGGCTTTACAACAATGTCGGCGTCGCAGCCTACCTCATCGAGCACCTTGCCCAACGTGCCGTCGGCACCGGCATCGTCCCGAAGGCCCGCACCGCGAATGCCGAATGGAACCGCTTGGCCGAGCGCGCTTTCGAGGATCGCGCCTGCGCCGAGGCGTGGGCATTCGACGCATCGTCACAGGTCAATTTCTACGGCGCCCAATCTCTCATCCTTCGGCAAGTCGCCTGCGATGGTGACTTCTTCGCGCAGTTCCTCACCACCCAGACCGGCGGCGCACGCGTCCGCTTCATTGGCGGCGAGGCCGTCGGATCAACTGCCGATTCATCCGACCGCTCGTTCGACGGCGTGCTACTCGACCAGTTCGGCGCGCCCATATCATACCGCGTTATTACCGACCGCGCGAATGGCAAGTACACCGATGTGCCAGCGCAGGACATGCTGCACTTCAGGCATATCCGCCGGGCAGGCTACCCACGCGGCGCGTCATGGCTGCACAACGCAGCGATCAACCTGCAAGACCTCTCGGAAATTCTCTCCTACACCAAGGGCGCATTCAAAGCAGGCGCGCAGATCGGCTTTTCGATCACCAGCAACGAAGCCGCCAAGATCGGCCTCGGAGCAAAGATCACCACCAGCGAAGGCGAAGACCTCAGCACCGAGCGCCTCTACAACGGCACCTTGATCCCCAAGCTCAAGCCGGGCGAGTCGATCCAATCGTTCAAAAACGAACACCCAGGGCAATCGTTCGAACCATTCGTGCGTTATGTCATTTCCGAAGTCGCGCGCGGCATCGGCCTGCCACCCGAAGCGCTCATGATTTTTGTCGGCGCATCCGGCACCGAGTTCCGCGGTCTGCTCGAAGTCGCGCAGAACTTCCTCGAGCGTCTCCAGCAAATGCTGGTCGACCAGTTCTGCCGTCCGTTCTGGAAGTTCTGGATTTACCAAGAGATCCAAGCCGGTCGCTTGCCATACCCCGGCGACGATTGGTGGAGGTGTGAGTTTATCCCGCCGAAGAAAATCACGGTCGACAATGGCCGCGATGGCCGCCTGTACAGCGACTTGATGGACAAGGGCTACATGAGCTGGGAGCGCTACTGCAACCTGCACGGCCTCGATGCCGAAGCCGAGGAGGACGACATCCTGCAAACCTACCTGCGCCGCAAATCGAAGTGCGATCAACTCGGGCTCGAGGTTGGCGAGGTTTTCCCAAGCCAAGGCACCGTCTGAAATTTTGACACGCCCGCTGCGGCGTGAAGACCTGGTATGCCCTATCTGCCCGCACTGAAGTTCGC